TCGTATGAGGAACTGTATATCCGTAATGAGCTACGGACGTATAGTTAACTTTACCGAACCTCCATCATATCTCCTCAAGGCTGCCTCTCCTCAGCCGACCGAAAGGCGCCCCTTCTGGGGCGTTTTTCCTTTCTAAACCACTAAACAGCGATCGACAGAGTATTTATTAGGACAAATACTTATAGCATTTAGCAGTTAAACCGGTAAGATACCCATAAGACGGCTACCCAGCTCGGTACAGTTGGTTTTAGCGACAGGGTTAAGTCGCTGCAGGTGTCAGATTTAGGTAACTATGCTGTTGACAAAGATTCGCAATAAGGTAGCATTACTATCACATATGCAACTTATGCAGGTTAACTGGAGAGATAGCCATGAAGAACATTTTTAAACTTGACCATTCCAAAGATTTTGCTGTGTTTACAGTAAAGAATGGCACATATTCTGCAACCACATATAGCAGTAAGAACGATTATTATCAGGATGTCGGCACACTGGGTACCACACGTGCAGATGCCATGGAATGGGAAAGGCTGTTCGATTACTGCGAAGTGGTACAGACAGAATCAGACTTGAACGATGTGTATCTACATACAAAGAACAGAAGTGCGGTGGATTTAGCTCTAGGCGCTGCCGGGTTTAGCGTTTTCCCTAGTTGACGTATAGTGTAGGGCAATTAAACTGTACCCATACACAAAGGAGAACAAAATGAGAGCCTCAATAGAAAACGCAGTAAAAGCGGTAACAAAGCTGTTAAACAGCTTCAAACAACCTCGCAAGAATAGATTTTTAGCAACTTTGGAACACCAGACAGAAGAGCAGGCAGCAGAGTTAATTGAGCATATAGAAGCAGAAAGGCAGGCATTGAAACATGGAATTCCGATTCCCCAGAGCCTTAGGGACGCAATCGATAACCTGTCTTCAATGGTAGAAGCTAACGAAAGGGCAATTTCACTATTGACGAGTTTAGAAGCACAGAGGCAACAATAAGCAACTTTACCAGAACCTTACTAGGGGCTAGAAATGAAAACTTTTAAAAAATTAGTAACTTCGCTGATACTATCATCATCCGTGTCAGTAGCTGCTCGTACTGTTCTGGTAGAGCTGCCGCAAGAGATAGATAACGCAAACGAAGTTACTCAGATAGTAAAAGATATAAACGGAGCAGGAAGTTGGGATACTGTAAAGATAGGTATAACTAGCTTCGGAGGAGACGTAATGCAAGGGTTGCGGATTGTAAACGCCATATCTACCTCCAAAGCTAGAATAGAATGCAATGTAGTGGGCTTCGCAGCCAGCATGGCAGCAGTTATCGCAACAGCATGTCCGCACATTACGGTAGCCAATGGCAGTACTGTCATGTTCCACCATGCGTTTACTATTGGCCCAGATGGTAAAAAATCATTTGAGTTAGATAGAGTGGGGAAAGCTCTAACGTCTGTCGGGGACACTTTAACAAGAAGCGTGTTGCCGCCAGACCTGTTCGATAAAGTAGATAAGGAGAAAGAAGACGTGTTTATCACAAAGGAGCAATTTCTTAACTTTATGTGCAAATATAGGCACGTATGTAAATAAAGGGGGATATCATGCCATTATTATTCATATTCTTTATCACTGGATTAGTGTTATTATTATCGGCTACGAAAAACGAACATAATACTTCAGAAGATTGGTGGAATGAGGTACTATTAATGGCAGTCTTTTTAGTATTTCCAGGTTGCGTTATATATTTAATTAAATGTTAGCCATACAGGAGATTGAAATGTGTGCCGCATATTTAACAATCAGTATACTTATTTTTCTATTTACATTTACTGCTATTTCACTATTGATTATCTACGTAGGTAGCGGGGAAGTAATTAGTCAGTTTACCAGCAGTTGCCCTAAAGAATGGAGGAGAATATCCACCACATATTGGTATGATCCGGATAATGGGCCGTCGTATAAAAAGCCACATTTTCCCCCAAGACGCACAAAATACTACACAGCATTAATTGGCGTAAATAGACATCCTCTACCGATTGCGGATGGGGAATAATAGGAATACAGTGTAACCATCCCGAGACTTCTTGGAGAACGAAATGAATGGCTTACTAGTAAGGTTTCCATCGTCGTTAGTCGTAGAGAAAAAGGACAGAATCACTCCCCAAACAATGCTCGACCACTTAGACACTGTAGTGATCGGACAAAATGAGGCGAAAAAGAAACTAGTAGCGGCCACGATGATGCATCTGGTTCGTATGGGAATGCACATAGAGTCTCCAGAGGAGTCTAAACAGGAGTCTTATGAGATACATCGCAATCACGTATTACTTACCGGACCCACCGGAGTAGGTAAAACTCTAACTTTAAGGACATTGGCCGAGTACGTCAAGCTCCCGTTCATAGAGCTAGACATGACCAAGGTAGTGCCGGAGGGATATAGAGGATCTACCATACACGATCTGATGAAAGATGCTATAAAGAACATATCTAGCAAATACTCTACGTCTCTATTGAGCCACTCTATCGTATTCATAGATGAAATAGATAAAGCTAGCACTAACGGCACGAATGAGGCAGGTTGGTACGCAAAGATACAGTCCTCGCTACTTAAGTTACTAGAGGGGCAGGACATAGGCGACGCAGGAGTGTCCTCACACAGAATGATGTTCGTGTTCGGAGGTAACTTTGCAGAATTCAGAAAGAACAAGAAAGAGGCTACTAAGAAATCTATAGGGTTTTCAGAGTCCCTAGTCAACCCAGATGCAGCCGAGATGGACGTGCATGAGGGATTAGCTAAATGTGGGATCCTTTTAGAGCTATTAGGGCGTATAGCGGTTATTGGCGAATTACAAGAGTTGACCGTCGAGCAATACAGAAAAGTAGTACTGTGCAGCGGGGCCTCCCCGTACCTAGATTACTTGAAGACGCTGAAAAGAATAGGCATAGACGCAACATTATCCGAATCTGAAATAGATAGTATTGTGAGCAAGGCTATGAAGAAGAAAACTGGCCTCAGGGCTCTAGTTTCCATACTATCGGACCACTACATGCCCAGGATATTGAATCACGATTACAGTATAGTTAACCCGAGCAATGCATAAAGTTTATTAATAGCTATTGACTGGCGGAACTCGCGGGATCTAAACTGGCCCCGTGATCTACTAAACCCTGGTGAGAATATCATGAGCAACATTCTGAAGGAACTGAAAAGTAGCACTACTAAGCAGAACCGTACCAGAATATTGTTAGGTTGCGCGGTTCTTATAGCTCTGGTAGTACTGGAGATATATGGAACGTACTTGATTCCAGCATGGAGAAAGGATTTCTACTCCGTGTTGGAAGCCAAGGACGCATCCAGGTTAGTAGGGACATTACAATACTTTACATATGTCATGGCAGCCCTAATATTTAGCCAATCTCTTAAGTCATATGTAGCAAGACGTACAGCTTTGATTTTGCGCACATCGCTCACTGGAGTACTATTATTTAAATGGAAGAAAGCCCCGCACAGAATGTCAGTAGATAATCCTAGTCAAAGGATTAACGAAGATTGCAAAATAGCAACTGATATGGCTACCAAGGTTGGCGTAGAAGTACTAATATCAGCCTGTTTAGTAGTAATGTTGATTGCAGAATCTAGCCATAATATGTTATTAGTAGGATCTGCAGTAGGATATACAGTTCTAGTAAGTCTTTTGGCCATACTATTTAGAAAACCACTAATAAATACTGAGATAAATACTCAGAAAGCTGAGGCGGACCACAGACAAGTATTAAGCGGAATAGCATTAGGCATAGATTCAGAAGAGGCCCCTAGCAGGTATGAAGAGATACTCATTACCACTAAAAAGTATCTTAGAACCCTACTTGGATATACAGTATTTAGTTCTGTGCAAGGTCAATTCTCTATACTAGTACCGTGGGCAGTATTATCTATACCGTATTTTCAAGGCCACATGTCTTTAGGAGACTTCATGTCCGGGGTAGCCATTTTTGAGTTGATAGTAGTTAACTCAACCATACTCATATCGTTATTTCCAGAGGTAACGAAAGCTCAAGCATCATGGATAAGAATTCGGGAGTTTTATTCAGTACTTTAAAGGAGAGTTAAAGTGGACATTGCAGAACAAATTATTATCAGGCCTTTATTGAAGTATTTAAAGGAACAAGAGGCTAGGGCCATAGACGAAGAGCTATCTTTAGACAAGTATTACGAATATGAACAAGAGCGCATATCTGACCTGATGATGGAGGAATACGAAGCAGCGTTCGGTCAAGACATACAGGACCTGAAAGGCGATATAGAAGGAGACCTAGATGAAGACATATAGCACCGGAGCTAAAAAGGACGTACAGGGGAAGCTCCCGTATCATCTAATCCCTAAGGAGGCTATGGACTCGATGGCAGCAGGCCTGCAATGTGGCACAACTAAAGGGTACGATGCACATAACTGGCAAGGAGGCCTCCCATATATGGAAGTTCACGTTGCCGCACTGTTACGACACCTGTATAAATGGATAGGAGGAGAGGAAGATAATATAGAGATTAATGCAGAGGGTAAAGAATTTGCAACACACCACCTTGACAACGCAATGGCCCACATGGTAATGTTAGTTACACAGGTGAGGAGAAATAGAACTGATTTAGACGACAGGTATAAATGAAAACACTACAGGTTAATACATTACAGGACACTATTTCAAACATGTATATATTTAAAAAGTTTACAGTTAACATAGCAGATACTCCCGATTTAAACAGTGTCTTATTTGAAATGGAAAATATAGAGAAAACAGGAGTAAAAAGGGAGGACATTACAGTTATAATGAGCCAAGTAGGGGCAGACTCATTACCTGAAAATGATCTAGATATATTTACTAACGGCTATGCTGAGGACAATGAATTCATTTTAGCAGTTAATAGGTAGGAGATATAAAATGCGACATATTCTTGTAGGAGATGTGCAGATACCAATATTTGATTATTATGACATTATGTCAGGAGGCACTCTAGACAAGTATGATATTGTATTTTCTAAATTTGCAGTACAGGGGGAAATAGACGTAGAAAGCCTTATTACCGCCCTACGTAAATTTAAGGTAAAATATAACGAAGCTACAATTTTAATGAAAGGTAGATGCTTAGAGCACCTTAGCTATAGCGGTACCCACTTAGATTTTTGTGTACTATACTGCGTGGCAGTGCGTAACAAATAGGAGTAATAATATGGCACTCGAAACTATTGTACAGGATCTATTTATAGATAAGAAGTACCCAGAAGTACCGTGCAGACAGGAAACTATGCAGGAACGTATAAGTTTCGATGTAAATATGTTACTTTTGGAAGCTGTACGTTTATTGAACTTATTTTCTAAGCACAAATCTGAGGAACTATTAAATGCTATACAGTTAATAAATAATGCTAGAGAAGCTACTAGTTTAGCAACGAGTTTAACAACGAGTTTAGCAAATAAGGTAGATATTAAGGAGAATCAAAATGGCGATCAGTAAAGATTCAATTAAACCCAAAAAGGAAACAGCCGTGTTAGATAAAGAGCGCACAATGTCAGATATTAACAACGAATTGGCAGCACATAATGCACAGGAAGAGTTGTTATTATCAGAAAGAGCATTAAGTGAGGCTAAACAGTTGTTGACAGAAGCAGAAAAACAGCTTATCGTATACTCACAGACTGACTTAGGAAGAGCTAGTGCGGGATGGGTAAATAAGGCACTACTGAAATTGAACATGACCAAAGACGCAATGAAGTTGATATAGAGGTAATCCGAAGAAATTGATATAACTTTTATTTAATCGTAATACTCTAGGAGAGAGAACCATGGCAGCTAACAACCAATTTACCACCGGTTTGGGCAAGATCAAGTTTGCAGCACTAGCTCGCCCTCAAAAGAACCGCACAGACCCAACTAAGCTTGAATACACAATCAAGTTGGATATTGACGGCAACTCCCCAGAAGGAATGTCGTTAAAGAAACATTTAGCTGCCATCAATCCTAAAAAGATTGTTACAGTTAACGTTACAGGCGATCGTATTGTAGAAGACGGCCACTTTTTAGTAAGCTTCAGCACCAATCGTGCCCCGTTAATAGTTGCAGAGAACGGAGACGAACTCAAAGGAGCAGACGTACCCTTCTTCGACAGCCGAGTAGACACTGGGGAAGCCTCAGTGGTATACATGGTAGGCGACTACGAGGGCAAAAAGTATATCCGTTTAGTGGCAGTAAAGCTCCGTAATATAGTTATTGCTCCCAGGGAGGGGTCAGTATCGTCTAATAAGGACGAAATTCTCGCAATGATCAACTCCTAAAAAGTAAACGGGCCCTTCGGGGCCCTTCCTAATGGGAAACATTACATGGATAAATTGACAAAAGAGATAATACGTAACTCCCTAATAGGTGTATATCCATTACGAGAAGATATGTGCGAAAAGATGGACTGGGCGGACTACGAGAGCCAAACAGAAGAGGATAAGGAATGGTTGAATATGCTACCCGTGGGAAAGGAAATATGGTGGGAATGACGATAACTTAAAGGAAACGCCATGAACAAAATATTAAATTGGATAAAAGTTTCAGTTCTAATGATGGCACGAGAGATTCTAGGTGCAATAGAGATAATAGTAATGGGAGCGATCAAAGTAGTAAAGACAGTAGTATTGGGTACCATTAAGTTAGTTGCAAACCTTATAGGTTGCCCGATAAAATAGGATTCAATATCTCTCTGCCCAGATATGCCGCTTCTGGGCAGATTCTCGTAATTAGGCTAAGTAGTACCTCATAGGAGAGTACCATGTTTGCGATAGACTTCGAAACATATTTAATATCTTCCAACACACCTGCACCAAAACCAGTTTGTGTCTCTTGGTATGACGGAAAAAAGTCCGGCCTAGTCAGAGGGGCGGACATGTCAAATTTCCTCAAAGAAACTCTGCAACGCCCTTTAGTAATAGCCCACAATATGAAGTTCGAGTTAGCAGTCATATACGAGTGGTTCCCAACGTTACGATCTGCAATAGATAAAGCGCTAGATGAAGAGAGACTCATGTGCTCTAAGATAAATGAGCAACTATTAGATTGTTTTCGCAAGACTCCAGTAAAGGCGTACTCGTTGGCCGATGCCGTATTGTCGTATTTCAAGACGGACATCTCCGATTCCAAGACTGACCCAAATGCCTGGAGATTACGGTATAGCGAACTGGATGGAGTGGAAGACTGGCCGCAAGCAGCAATAGATTACGCTATAAGTGACTCCATATGGGCATACAAAGTCGCCGAGTTACAGATACCGACCCTACAAGGGGTAGACATGTTTGGGCCAGTTAGAGCAGAACACTACCTAAACGATACAGGGATGTATGGGCTAAGGGTAGACCAAGATAGGGTCAGCTTGCTAGAAGACGAGATCCTAGAAAAATTAGCCGCCCCCAGGGACGCGTTGATATCGTACGGTATGATGACCTTAGGCAAAAACGGGAAATACAAAAAGAAGAGTAAGGCATTTAGGGAATATATAGAGCAAACTATCCCAAAAGATGCAATATTGTTTACTGCAAAAGGAGGAGTATCTACATCTGCGGAAAGTATAGAAAAATACAACACTGAAAATAACCCAATCTTCACTAACTATTTAGTCCTAATGGAATACGACAAGGTACTGTCTTCCTTTGTCTCCAGATTACGTCAAGCCGACCCATATATTAGAACTGAGTATAACGGGATAGTAAAGACTGGGAGGTCTTCTAGTAGAACATCTGATTTATTCCCATCAGTTAATATCCAACAGATGCCTAGAAAGGTTAGAGACGTAACGTATGATGTTAGAAATTGTTATATACCTAGAGATGGATATAAGATATGTAGCATAGACTATTCAGGGCTAGAGTTAATCTCAGCAGCATATCAATTGGGTAATTATTACGGTAGCTCTAAATTAAAGGATACCATGAATTCTGGCACAAAGCCTATGGATATGCACAGCCTGTTGGCACATAGGATCATGACCATGAAATCAGGTAAGATCGTAACGTATGACGATTTCGTAAAGAACAAAAAGGTAGACGAGTATGCTGTAATGCGCCAAATAACCAAGGCTGTAAATTTGGGAATTCCAGGAGGGTTGGGGTACAAGACCATGAGATCTCAGCTCCTGAAAGAAGGGGTAGTAACTAAGTATAAGGTTATATCTACCGCCCCATATGAAAGCACCATTCGTCACGACTTACGTAAATTCAAAGGTGACATCCCTAACCTAAGATGTGAACGCACTGGAAGGTACTCATATAGTTTAGTTTACGACGAGTTAGTCACTTTAAAGGAAGAATTATTCGCTTTGTATCCAGAGATGGGAACGTTCTTACGAGAAGACCATCTAGAATTCACCACAGGGGAAAAGAAACGTGTAAAGAATGATTTCGGCGAATGGGAATGGGAAGACATGTATGCCTATCAAGTAGGCGGATTTAAAAGGAGCTACTGTACGTACACTGAATTTTGCAACGGGTTCCTTATGCAGTCCCCCTCAGCAGTAGGTGCCAAAAGGGCCATGGCCAATACTGTAAAGAAGTATCGAGCAGGAGATGAAGTCAAGTGTTTAGCGTTCATTCACGATGAAATAGTATTCGAAGTTAAGGATTGTGCAAGGATGCTCGATCTAGTTAAAGATGTCGCATATATAATGATAGATTCCATGCAGGAAACCTTACCCGGAATAAGGGTAGCAGTCGAAGCAGACGTAATGGACTATTGGAAGAAGTCTGGAGGGTTCCACGTAGAGACGTTCTTCAAGGATCCTATAGAAAATAAGAAGGTGCAATCGTGATTCGTTGGGTAGGGACCGCATTATGTATGATAGGGATGGCATTAACGTCTCTAAATATATACCCTTATAATCTTTATTTCTCTTGCATTGGCAGTCTATTATGGTGTATAACAGCCATTAGATGGAACGATAACGCATTAGCAATCGTAGAAGCAGCAGCCGTAGTGATCTATATAGTAGGGATATTAAGATTCATATTATTTTAAGGGAGAGTACTGTGAATACTATTAAATATGCTTTACTGTTAGGTCGCGTATTATCTGGAGGCAAAGTAGCATATTCATCAACATCTCCCGATATAGAAATGGGATATACAGTTTTACGTTTAGATGGGGAAGGAGACGATATCGAGTACTCACCGGTGTATTATAGTTCAAGCATTAAAGACGTGAAAACTATGTATAAAGCGCTAACTCTGGAGAACTCTTAATGGCTACGTTAAATACAGAATCGTCAGATATGGATACTATTAATAAAGCATTAAAGAACTGGGGAGTATCGGAATCTGATGCTATTAATATTTTGGGAGCAGAAGGAAACGCAGATAGGCCAAGAGTCATTAAAGTATTACTTAACATTATCCAAAGAGTAACTGAAGTGTTCCCTAAACAGGAACTAAGCTCTAAGTTAATGACTACCGAGAATAGAGCACTAGATGGAGACTCACCAGTAACTATTATGATTCGAGACGGTTTAGACGGGGCCATTATGGTACAGAAATATTTATATCGGTATATGTAAAGGAGATAAAAGTGAAATTCACTTGCGATAAATTGCCGTATAATGTGAGAAAAGTAACTGGGACTATTTCTTTAATGTCCGCAGATGGAACGTTAGTCATAGTTAAAAGGTGGCCATTTATAAAACTTGTTGTAATGCGTACTCTCAAGCCCGCCTTTTGGGGACTATCGATATTTTTAGTTCCAATTATAGTAGGATTAGCCGCATCCTGGATTCTTTGATAAATAGGAGATGATAATGTCTACAGAAAGAAGCGGAGATCAGTATAGCGAACGTGCGTCAAAAGGGCAGGCATATAATTTAGCTGTGCTAACTGCAATAGCAGACGGTAAACAGCACGATAATAAGTATATTTTGCAGCAGTATTTCAGACATAAAGCCTTTGCTCAAATGTTGCAAACAGCAGACGAGAAGATATTGATCCAAGCTATCGATAGACCAGAATTTGTAGAAGCTCTGGCCGGGCTGCATAAGTTGCTAACTTCGGTGAACGGTCATGCAAGCGTATAAGGTATCTACCCTAGAAGAGTGGCATGCCATCAGGGCCAAAGTAACAACGGCTACTGAAGCGTGTTCCATACTAGGACTAGACCCTTGGACCTCTGTGTCTAAGATGTTAGAGGAGAAACGCAATAGCACATTTACAGGTAATGCATATACTTGGGTAGGAACAAATATGGAGCCTGTAGTCGTTCAAGCCACTAACACGTATATGGGTAGGGAATTTAAATTATTCGAAGATCAGGGAGGAAAGGTAATATATGCAGACTTAGATGTAGCACTAGGTGCTACCCCCGATGCGTCAGACGGGACGGACCTATTAGAATGTAAAACAACTGGAACGATTAATTGGTACAAATGGAACGCATGGCCCCCTTTGAAGTATCTGTGCCAGCTCCAAGTGCAACTTATTTGTACCGATCTTAGGAGGGGATATTTATCAATATTGAGTAACGATTTGCAGCAGTATGGTCAGAAATTAGCGTTAAAATTAGCAATCTTTGAAGTTATTCGATCAGAAAACTTCGAAACAGGTCTGAGGAGAGAGCTCAAACGGTTCAATGAAGCGCTATCGGACGGCAAAGTAATGCGAGTGGACAGAAAACACTCAGCTCTAATGCAGTTCGAACTTGTAAAATCTAATATTAAAGTGATTTAGCAGTAAATTAATATACTATCTAGGAGAGACGATATGGTAAAGAAATTCGGAATGGACGATACGGTCGTTGGGTGGGATACCTGGAGAAGTAATATGTGTGATTCCATATTTGCCGAGGGCAGGGATCACCACGAGTTTCTCTACGGCATGGAAAAGGGGCTATGCTACCCAGTTCCTTGGCTGGCTAGTAAGTTTATGTATGACTCGACATATACTATTTGGCTGGCAGATAAGAAACTAGTAGATAAAAACCCACATTCTATACTCATTCTAGACTGGGCAGACGATAACACGGCTATCATAAAGATATCAGGATACATATACTTAAGTGATATACGAGCAGCTAAACCGTTATATAGCGAAAATGACGAGAACGTATCTTTAGCATATCAAAAGGGATTCGTTAACGCCATTCGTAATAGGGCAAAATGGGCAGAAGAAGCACTAGAGGACCATTTAGATGATATGGAGAGGAATAAACAGGCAATCAGAGATATGTGTAAGGGGACATTGCGGTCAGTAAAGTAATCCTTAAAACTCAATACTTGCCCTTACGGGATAGGAGCTATGATGGACGCTAAAAAGATTTTATTTTATGACATTGAGACGAGCCCCATGCAAGTGTGGACGTTTCGCATAGGTAACAAAGTAAGCATCCCTCATAGCGCCATTGTGCAGGGGTCCAAGACAGACATCATTTGCGTAGCTTGGAAGTGGGCTCATGAGAAAGAGACCCACAGTTTAGATTGGGGATGGGACAAGCAATCTAGCAAGGCAATGATATCAGCTTTTGATAAAGTTATTAATGAAGCCGACATAGTTATCGGCCACAATGCTGATCAGTTTGATTGGAGGCATCTTAATACTCAAAGGATGCTTAACGGACTTCCTGCAATTAACTGGGGAACTAAATCAGAAGATACATTGAAGCAGATTAGAAGGCACTTTTACTTACCGTCATACAAACTAGACTACGTAGCAGATCTGCTAGGGGTAGGGAACAAGTCTCCAATGACGTTTTCAGACTGGGTGGACATCTCTACAAAGAAAGATAAGTCTAAATTGGATAAAATGATTAAGTACTGTAAGAAAGACGTACAGTTATTGCAAAAAGTATACAATGTGATTAAACCGTACGTTAGACCAAAGATGAGAGCATCTGATGTACTACATTCCTGTACAGTTTGTGGTAGCACTGATTTAAAGAAGAACGGCACCAATACCTATAATGGAAAGACGCGCCAAAGCTTCATATGTAGGTCTCATGGGGGGTATGCTGGAAGTGCATTGGTAAATACGGCAGGTAAAGTGGCGACAATACAGTAATTATAGATTAATGTAGTAATCACAAATAAGTAGCGCTTCAGCTCTCCCGTGGTCTTTCTTTCTCAATAGAGATTTAAAGGCCGCGGGATATTTTTTTAGAGCTAACTGCCTAGAATCTTCTTTTTCTGTCTTAATTAATCCCTGAGCTTTCTTCCAAACTTGCGGAGTGATGCCTAGTAGGTTCGCTCCAGCTATCTTAACGGCCGTCAGGATAGTTCCGTAGGATTTCCCAAAGTTAAACATGCTGGTAACCCCTTGGCCAGGCATGGCGTGTACTTTTTCTACAACAACTGTACATGGCATGAATTTATCTATTAGTCTATACAGTAAGTTCCCGTCAACGCTTGGCTTATCCTCGTCAGTTAAAGGTAAGTCTGTGCACAGTATCACTTCATCAGTCGGGGATACGATAGCAATGGCCCCGGTGAGCCCTGGATCGATACCTATAACGTGATGTTCTCTTTTTTTACCGGTCATTTTCTTGTCCTTAGATGGGGAGGAAGACTAAACTTTTGAGGTATAACAGAGATGTCGTGGACGGAACTTAGACGTATCGGAGAGATCATTGCGCTTATATACAGCGGGACGGAAACCGAACTACGAAGAGGGTTTCTTTTAATTATTGTAGAGTTGCATTGAGATAACGCCCTCTGCATCGCTGGAGAGAGCTTTATTGGACTGTTTATATCGGAGACGATCCTGTCCCAGTCAGCCTTAGATACCTGTACGGTTTCATATTGGGCAGGATTAAGGTCTTTTAAGCCAGGCTCGTCATTGTTCATATTCTAATTCGTATTAAAAAGGACACTATAGACAGTGCCAGATAGAAAGTTAAGACAGGCGTAGTTAGAGCAGCCGACATTATACTTCCGCCGTGTGCTTCACAATGTTTACTAGTAAGATCTTCTTTTTGCAGAGATTCTTCATATGCTTTACATACGATTTCCTCAACGGTACATATTAAACCTTTCTCATTTCTGACATGATACGCATCCAATATAAAGAACAGTAGTATCGGTAATGGGTAGAAGTCAGCAAAGGCGGATCTATACATCATGACTGTGAGAAAGAATAATGTGAAAACAGATATGGCACACATAATCTTAGTTACTGTGCTGTTCAATCTAGCTTGCTTAATAGAACTCTTAAGATTAGCTAAGTAATACTCTACAATATCGTGTTGACCTTTACGCATGATTTTCTCCTAATAATTAACCATGCGGCGAAGCATATTCTATTAATACTTTAATGTCAACATATTATTTTCGCATATACTTCTTACGTATCCCTCGAAATAGCCACTGAGTTCCGTGTTTAGCGAAACTATAAGTGTTAGATGCATCATTTATAGATAGTGGAATGTATTCATCTGGCGGGATACACTTAAGTCTTATGCGTTCTTTGGAGCGTAACTTAGAGTGCCACCGTTTCTTGTCCTGTTTCTCACTTTCTGCACACGTGAGCCCCATCAGAGGAGTATGTCTTCGGCTTCTGCTCACAATGCACCTCACAGGTAAAGAGGGCTGCTTATAAGAAAATTCCCTATTAAGGAACTATAGTAGTATACTATATAGTATCTATTACGTCAACTTTAAGATCATACGCTTTAGGTAGCCCTAGGTTTTCAGCGATCTCTATAGCTTTGGCAGTCTTCTCCTTTGCCATGTCCATAACTTTCTGTAACGTTTCTGGGTTTTCTATAAAATTATCCATTTCAACCTCCGAAGTTTACTGAATGGTAGCACACGTTGAATAAAAAATAAAGCCCTCCGAAGAGGGCCAAATCATCTAAGTATTCAAACTGTTAATTAGAACATTTGAAGCAGAAAACTTCCTTGATCCTTACAGCCATGCGGGCAAAAATCCCTAATTTTCTAGGGGGATCTATAGAGACATATGGAATGTCGTCAATGCTGTTAATTAGGGGAATAAGTCTTTTCCTAATGTCAGTAATGTCGTCTGCTATTAAACTGTACGCGTCCTGGGTGGTACGTCTAAACAGTTCCTCGTTGCCTCCAGGAGATCCCTTAAGAATCGAAAGTAACTTTTCAGGGGCAGATTTGAATCTTGTTTTCTGCTGAGTGTCGCCGTCTAGTTCTACTACTCTAACGTCGATAACTCGTATAAAATCAGTTAACTCCTCTACTCTTGATAATACTGGATGGCATCTTAAATACGTTTTTGCATCCCCGAACGTCTGTGACCCTTTAGATGCTAAATCGTTTAAAGTAGCCATAACGTTCATTACATAATCCCAATGGTTACTACCGTGAAGGTCGTCATATAATGCATCTATAATTTCTGGAGTGACCTCCTTAGTAGAAAATCCTTTTAGTTTCTCTGATAATATTGCTCCGTGGTGTTCTAGCGAATCTGAACAAAATATTAATTTGGTAACTAGAGAACATCTTTTATGTGATTTTTCATATTGAACGTTATGCAACCTAAGTTCCTCAGGAGACACATAAGCTGCTCTAAATAAATCTAGAAATCTAGTTCCCAAACTCTTTCTAGGAGCATGTTGGGTAGGGACATCTTGAGTATCTATTGGGTATTTAATCCATCTTGGCATTTCTTTTATTGGTGTATTTCTAGGCATATAATCCCTTATATTATAATACTTATTCGTTTAAGTTATTTAGAGCACTCTAGTAGTCTATCTATCTTTGATTCTAACATAGATATGCGGCCGGAGACGTCTTCCAGCCTACTACATACGTGTTCGTTACGTAAGTCGATTACGGTCTTTACAGAACCTATCTCTCTATCTAATAGGGATATTGGGGCCTTCGCAGACAAGTCTGTCTTTAATCCGCTTAGTTGCATATGAGTCCACCCGAATAGAGTAAGTATTGGGCCGCCGATAAATCCCAATAGAGACTGTATAGATTCCATGTTAAAGACCTTTTATTTTCATTAGAAGATACTTTGTGCCAGGATATCGGCTTCAGCCCTTCTTCGCTTCACTAAACCGGGTAGGACTCTTCCTCCTCCACGGACCCATTTTAATAATTGAGTAATAGCTTCTTCCTTGTTGTTTTCGTTAATCTTCTTACGTAGAGTACTTCCACGTAGCGCACCTGATCCTACATTGTACGCAAAGTCTGCAATGGCATACAGCCCGGGGCCAGTTAAGTTCGGGCACGCCTGCTGGGCTACCTCTATGAACTTGTTGGCATCTTTATGCATTCTTGCGTCTGCTTCTTCCTGGGTCCAAGTTAGACCAGGATATACGTCAATCCCTGTGGAGCCCCACCCTATGGTCCATATCCCTGCTGGGCAGGAATACGCAGTAAGGGAGCACCCTTCAAATCTACGAATAAGACCGTAGAGAATCTCCGGGCCGCCCGCAAATCGATCTTCTGAATCGGTTATTGGGCAGGGAGCATTAATGTTTTCCACGGCAGCTTCTATGGCTGCTAAGGTTTCCTCTATCATTATTTACCAGTAGAGATGGTACGGGATGCGAAGTAGAAACCCATGATGACTCCCACCAGTTGCATATCCCACTCGTTCATGATCCAATTCTGTGCAATGAGACCTGTTAGCCAGAGAAACAGAGCTACTGTAGCGGCTGCTGGTCGGATGCACCCGTTCCACAAGTCGACTACGAATACTCCAGTAGACTTAGTAGCGGCTGCTGCGGCGTCCCCGAAGGACTTAGCGTCTACTACTGCCATGTCGGCCTGGGCCTTGACGCCAATCTCTTTAATGCCTAATTCAGATACTAACTTGATCTTTTCCAACTCTCTACCGTGAGCTTTAGCGTCCAAATCACCTTGCAAAGTTAAACTGTCAAGTTCCTGCCTATGTTCCTGACGTTTAGTAAACCAATCTGAGATGTTGCCCCAGATCAGTCTAAATGCTGCTCCGCCAAGGAAAGAAATAATCGCACCCATACGATCTCCTTTAATGTTTTAACGCTAAATGTACCATTGCGTAGAGTAGTACCATGAAAATAATTCCCATCATGTTAGCCCTCCTTAGAGTACTGTTAAGTTTCGCTTCATTACTGCGCAGCCTCTTCCTCCTGTACTGTGTTGACATTTAAATTATTGCCCTGATTTTTTAATTTTAAGTTCTCGATTGCCCAATACGTTAACGCGTTAGGCATCTTCGTTCTAGAACAGTTTCTAAACCATTCGTGATCCAATACTGGATCGTTCGGATTAGGATGAGGTTTTGGCATATTAGTAAGATTGTATGTCAGGGTTAAATGGTGGAGGGTCTCCTCCTGAAAGTTTGGCCCTATGTGCCGATAGCAACGCCGCATCTCTAGTTTTCTCAACTGCTTTAGAGGATACTACTAGATCCTGTAATTGGTTATTCGCAATGCTTCCTGTATATACTCTTTCTGCTTCTAGGGCCCTCAGCATCGCATATTTTTCTCGAGGGGTCCCTTTTGCAGCTTCTGCCTCTGCCTGTTTAGTGACCATTAGCACTCTTCTGCGTTCTATTACCTCTGGAGTAACTGAGCGAAAGGTTGAAGAATTCATCTTAGGAACAGTACGCAGCCCTACCGTATCTGGCAAAACTACTGGAGAGGTAGGAGTAGTTATACCCGCAGCAGTCTTAAGCCTTACAATTTCAGCCCTAAGCACATCTACCTGTTCTGTTAATGTTTTGATTATCTTAGTATTCTCGTCAGAATTATCTAAAACTTCTTGCAGAGCTTTAATGGTCAACATGTTAAGAGAACTTGCGTCTACTGCCCAAGGATATTTTACAGTACCGTCCGGATTATCTTGTCCTGGAGTTACCGCGTTAGGGAATACCCTATATAGCTCCTGTGCAATTACCCCATAGTCTGTTTGGAATTCGGTTTCTTTCCATTTAAACTTGACAGGACGAATGGACCTTAATGTTTCTATTGCGGATTCTGCTGGCTCTATATCTTGTTTTAACCTGACATCAGAGGTAGTGTTGTATGCGACTACTCCTCCACCTCGGTTATATACTATGTTACCTCTAGTTGTCGGAGACGTATCTGTAGCAAATAAGGTAAATAGGTTGTTTCCGGCAGCCTCAGTGTTCCACTGAGCCTCACAATAACTACCTGCTGAAGTAGAGTGCTGAAGAGCTGCCGGTTTGGCATTATCGTTTGAGTTAGTTGCAGTAAAGTGATAACTAGAGCTCGGGACAGACGATGCTCCGACAACAAAATTCATTCCGGATACTAGTCCTCTAGTTGACCCTCCAGTTTTAAATATTAATGTCCCTGTACCGTTCGTATCTGAGATATTGTCCCCGTTAGTGTTTGAGGATACTATGGTGTTACCAGAAGTCTTAAGGTTCGCAACGGTTAATTGCGTTCCGATAGTAACTGTACCGCTACCGTTGGTCGTCGTTCCAGAATCTCCCGCAATAGTGCCGGCATTGTTATATTGCATTTGAGTAGTAGACCCGCCGGCTGTCGCGGAAACTGTAACGAATGATAGGTTTGCAGACCCATCTGTTTTTAATACTTGGCCGGCTGTACCATCTGCGGAAGGGAGCTTAAACGTGATGTCTGCAGCAACGCTATCTGGAGCTGAAAGCTTAATTACATTGGATCCCGTACCTGTTTTCTCGCTGAAAGCAATAGAGCTGGCATTACTAGCATCTGCCGGAAGCACTATAGCTATCGGTAAAGATAGTGTCGGATTGCCTGAGACCCCATTGCCGTTAGTAACAGTAATCTGACTAGCTGTGCCGGTTAATGTTCTTCCCACAAACGTGTCGGCTGCCGTCTGATGTAAAGATCCGTTAGTATTATATGCGGCTAAAGCAGCTAAAGTAGCATCGTACGCTTGTACGTCAGTGCCGATAACGGACCCTAATGTTGTCCTCGCTGTGGCAGCATCTGTATCGTCTATTAAGGATCTTCCAAATGTAGTTAATGTAGAGGTTGCTGCTGTGCCCGATCCAGTAAAGTACGGTACCTTATCGGCGGCTGAAGTCAACCCAGCTAGTGCTGATAATTCAGCATCTTGAGCTTGCACATCGGTGCCGATAACGACCCCCAATGTTGTGCGCGCGGCTGAGGCACTTACGTCATCTATTAAGGATCTTCCGAAAGTTGTTAGGTCCGAAGTAGCTGCGGTACCGATACCTGTAAAGTATGGAACTTTATCTGCTGCCGACGTTAACCCTGCCAATGCAGATAGTTCAGCATCTTGAGCCTGCACATCTGTTCCTATGACGACCCCTAATGTCGTGCGTGCGGCTGAGGCGCTTACGTCATCTATTAAGGATCTGCCGAATGTCGTCAAATCGGTAGTGGCTGCTGTTCCGGAACCTGTAAAGTATGGTACCTTATCGGCGGCTGAAGTCAATCCAGCTAGTGCTGAAAGTTCTGCGTCTTGTGCCTGAACATCGGTACCGATAACTACTCCCAACGTTGTACGGGCGGCAGATGCTGTAGTGTCGTCTATTAACGACCTACCGAATGTTGTCAAATCCGTTGTAGCAGCCGTTCCAGATCCTGTAAAGTACGGTACCTTATCCGCGGCAGAGGTTAAACCGGCTAGTGCTGAAAGTTCGGCATCCTGTGCTTGAACGTCAGTGCCGATAACTACTCCTAACGTAGTGCGTGCGGCTGAGGCAGTAGTATCGTCTATTAACGATCTTCCGAATGATGTAAGAGTTGTAAGAGCTGCCGTACCTGAACCTGTGAAGTACGGGGCAGTATCTGCAGCGGAGGTTAATCCAGCTATAGCGGCCAACTCTGCATCATATGGCTGCACATCAGTGCCTATGACAATCCCAAGGTTTGTCCGGGCAGCACTAGCTGTGCTGGCCCCGGTACCTCCATCAGCTACTGCCAGATCTGTTATGCCAGTAATCGAGCCCCCGGCGATCGCTACTGTAGCAGCGTTCTGAGTAGATATAGTTCCTAGTCCTAATCTGTCCCTAGCGTCAACTCCTACTTCTGTAATGAATTCTGTACCGTTGCCTACAACGAAACCATTCGCTTCTGGATATAGTTCCGATGTCAATCCTGCAGCAACTGGGTTGACTGCTTGTATCCCGTCATTAGTTAAATTTACTCTAAGGATGTATCCTGCAGTAGTTGTGGTGATTATCGGATCCACACTATCTAGATCCGCACCTAGAGTTATGGCTCTATTGCCCTTATCGTGTTGCTCTTGGGCAATCTTAGTTAATTTATCTAAAGCTGCCTCATGTGAGCTTGCTGGAAACCTATCTCCCTCGACGTAATCTGTATTTTGAGAGAGCGGAGTGTTGCCTTCTATAATAATTATATATGCAGAAGGGGGTGCAGAAAAGAATGTAACATTTCCACCAGTTAGTGTGGCAGTAGCTGAATAGTCTACCCCTAGATATTGAGGAAGGTAGCCCGCTCCACCTATACCTACAGGTGCCTTAAGTGTCACCTTAAGTTCCGAAGTGGCTGCTACAGGAAAGCTGTAAGCAAAAACGGTGCTACTCCCGTTAGCCGTATACGAATTCTTTCTAACTGTAACTGGAATTGTCATATTGTGCTCTTATTTAGATGGAGGAGATGATACTTCTGGGAGTCTAGACGGTGCTGATTCCCCGCGCTTCCACCAGTTGTCCTGGCCTGTACGTTGACGTTGCTTCATGGCAGATCGCTGAAAGACTTCAGCCGCCATGGGATCTGTAGCTTTTTGTAGATTATCCTTTAGGAGTCTATCTACAGCTAACTTAGTATACCATAAATTGTTACCAGGCGCAATCCCTTCTATGATAGTTTTTCCAAGCATGAATGTATCGTGTTTAACTTGCATAGATGTAGCGGAACGGTCTCCTATATGCACACCTAACTGTTTAGCTTGCATAAGCACACTAAATGCGTATCCGGGAAGTGCTCCAGCAAACGATTGGGCCAAATCTGATTTAGAAGAACTATCTAATAACCTCAATGATACGTCTCCAGGTAGCCCTAAAGTATTCAAAGAGGACTTAAGCCATAGCATCGGATCATTAATAGACTGTATGTCCTTTCCAGAAGACAAACTTTTTAACTGTAAACTAACTGCTGAGAACAACGTCCCATAGGCTACATATGCTGCAATATATCCTAACTTACTTCCCTTAGTGCTTAAAAGTATGTTATTTCTTAACACTTGAGCCTGAACGTGTGTGGTAGATATGTTATATGACCATAGTTGCATTAACGATGCTCTTACTTCTTTTGCAAAAGTTCCTGGAGAGTTCGCTGCTCCCAACGATACGTGCGCCCAAGCTGCCGGTTCCGGAATGGCTAATCGAGTAGCTGCGTTAACGCTAGACATCCATTTCTCTACAGTTGCAAAATTAGACACCTTAGCAGGATCTATAAAGGTTCCAGACGGGTCCACTGCGGCCCTTAATATGTCCCAATCTTTACTTTCAAGACCATTAAGTTTTAACCATTTCTGTTGCGCTATAGGTAATTGGGACAGCTCTAAATTGGCATGTGCTGCGTATTCTACGTGTAAAGACGTTTGAAACGCATTCTTAACGGATTGCGTATGTCTAGCTAGGCCAGATGCTCTGATTACGGCTTCGCTAGTTCTGTGTGCAAATTTAGAGAACTGGGTATTAACATTGTCATCGGCCAACTTAGCTGCAGACATTGACCCTGTTACGATGGAATCTATAACTTGTCCCATTGCTGCGGCCTGGTTTCGAGACATCTGATTGCCTGCAACTAACTTAGCATAATGCTTCATAGTTCCTGCAAAAGATGATCCGACTAGATCTGCTGCTACTTTCGACGTCGCAAAGTCATTAATACTTGCTAGAACTGACGACCCTAAAGATGCGCCTAATTTAAGAGCTCTTAGTGCCGTAGCGAACTGCCCTATCTTATGCCCTAAAGTATCTCTTGGTCCCAATGTGTTGCCTGTCAGGTATCTGAATAAGTTCTCGTTAGATACGATGGCGGAAGATATTTTATCTGCCGTAGAAAGCGGGTGACTCAACGCTTCCAATTTAGCAATATTATTCAGTTTAGCGAACACATTATTATAATTAGGTCCAAATGTCCTAACTAAAGCGAGCTCTCTAGATGCGCTATCTATGGATTTAATCATATTTTCGAAGATGTCGCCTTGTCCGAACTTCTCGTGCGACGTCATGAACGCTTCCGAATCCTTAAACTGAAAAGATCTTTCTCCGAATAACGATGAACTACCTGCTCCTTTAGCGTGCGTGACAGTTGCACTATCTGTTTTTACGGCCGTATGGAGACCGTTAGTTACTATATCTTTATATGTTTCGCTCAAGTATACCTTAAATGCGGCCTCATCAGAAAAGCCGTCATGAGTACGTGCCATATCTAATGCTGAAGAGAAATGCTCTACAAACGCTTTTTCTCCAGCTTTTTGGACAGCTACTGGGTCCCAATTTTGCGGCATCCAATTATTATCTAAATGGACGGCTGCCCCTAATCTTTTGAGCTCTACTGCCATGGCCCGGTTAGCTGAGCTGAACGCTTTGGCCATATCTGCTATCTCGTTACTCTTAACTGGGTTGCCGTATATCCCATCTACAAGCATCTTGATATCTTCTAAGCGTGCCTTAGATTTGAAGTCTAGCCCTCCAGGAACTTTGCTGCGGAACTTTTCCATGAACCCCATGAGATCTTTAGAGTAATACCCTTGGTACGTCTTAGATAGCGTCCACACGTCCGAAGGAGTGACGTCGTCGTATGCGTATTTTCCTGTATAGTCGTGCTCGAGAAGTGCCCCTAAATTATTAGAGGCTTCCTGGCCAGATATTTTTTTCTTTAGATCGATATACTTACGAGCAGACATGATCTGCTTATAGGCTTCCTGTTTCTTTTCGGCTAAAAAAGATCTAACAACTTCGAGATCTTGAGGAGAATCGGTCAGCCCCCTTTTCTTTTTAAACGCTTCTAATTTCTTCTGTATGGCATCTGCAGAATCTTTAGTCAGATCTCCAGATATTTGAAGGTTAGATAGGCAGGATGTTATTCCCATGTTATTGTACCCTTACTCGAGGTTTAGGTGTGAGCAGGCATTCCTGAAGTTTCTTAAGGGAGGATACGCTGTCTGAGTATTCTGAGAGGTAGCTATATATCTGAGTGCCGTCTTCTACGTTAAAGTCTGCTAACTCGTCTTTATTCGTAGAGAGGAAGTCGCTTATTGTAGCATCTATTTGATCTGGATGCAACGCGTCCATTTCCTCTTTAGCAAACGGTTCTTTTAATGGTGGAGTACCTTCGTCAAACCTTTTAGCTGGATTATTGTAACTATCAAGAATGTTGGATTCCTCTTGTGTTAATTTAACGCCGCTATCCACCTTATCCTGAATTCCTAAAACTGCCGACTGGGGCATCTCTAGTTCCGAACGAGCATCTGCATAGTTCTTAATATGTTCTAATTGTGATATTTCTGCAGGTTTTTCAGATATTAAATCGTCTATGGCCTGTAATGCATGTAATGATTCCTGTTGCTCCTGACTCAACTGTAATTCTGGCCTAGACGGATTGGCTAGAGCGATACTTTCTTGTTCCTTAAGCATCTCTAGAGACGATCTCATCTCTGCAGTATACGGGTTTTCCCTATCTATTCCGGCAACTTCCGATGGAAGTGGGCCCTTTTGCGCAGGCAGTTCCCATGGCACCTCTGTAGAATACGTAGCTTGTTTACCTGGAAGTAATGTGCCGGTCTCACCAGTAATCGAAGGTGCTTGCTCTGGAGCCGGGGCCAGTGTTCCCTCCGCCGAAGCTGGCGTCGGGATTTCTGTAGGGGTCGGGGCGAGTTTATCTTTGGAGATAGCTTTTCCGATGGCTCGAGATATGCCTGACGCACCTGCTACTAGTCCTGTTCCAAGGACGCCGCCTATAGCCGATTCTGTTAATATTTCACCAGGTATGTTTACTTTGGACACGTCTTCGCCTAGGACATCTCTTCTATATGCTATGTCGCGAGCCTTAGATACTACTGATCCTGCACCGGCTGCTGCGGTTGCGTATGTCCAAATGCGAGGAACTTGAGAGAGTAACCTTGCCCCAGCTTCTACTTGCCCTCCAGGTATTGCAGCTAGGGCTATCTGGATCGGATCCGTCATGGCGCCGGCTAGGGACCCTACTATTCCCCCAACTTTACCTAAAGTGCTAGCATTTAACTGGGTGGCTTTTATCCCCTCCGACTCTTTCTTTAATGCATCTAGCCGGTCACTTTCGATCTTTGACGGTAGAGCTATACCTAAGTCTGGGTTATCTGTGGAGTATTTCTCGATAATATCTTTATGGCGAAGGTACTCTTGAGCTGGAGAAGTCTGGTACCCGGCTCTGGGGTCCAATCCCATATTCAACAAAGCCCCAGATTTAGCTAACTTCATGTACTCTTGCCCGTACAATTGTTCCTGATCGTATGATCCGTAGCCTATGCTGCGATACGCGCTCATGAACCCGGCTTTAGCGTTCTCTAAGAAGCCAGTTTCATCCGAAAGGTGAGTACCTGCGTCAGGGGTAGCGACTGCGGTCTTAGGTATGTCTACTGGAGCGACTTGCTCCTTAAGACTATTCTGCCAGGCAGCGTACTCTGGAGTATCTTCGTAGATATTCATTTATTTCTGCTTAGCTAAATTATTAACAATGTTCCGTACGTACTGCCTAGTTTCCTTGAAGTTCGGAACTCCTCCGGCTTTGTCCACTGCTCCGGGGCCGGCGTTATATGCCGCAAGGGCTTTGGGGATATTCCCTTGGTATTTACTTAATAGTTGAGACAAGTATTTGGCTCCGCCATCTATATTGGATGCTGGGTCATTAATGTTTTGTACCCCGAGTTCTTTTGCGGTGCCTGGCATTAGCTGCATCGGACCTACAGCACCCTTACTAGATACAGCATTAATGTTTCCCTTGGACTCTTGTTGTATAACTGCGCGCAATAACTTAGGGTCTACTCCGTGTTGTTGGGCAGCAGCTTGAATGTGCCCCTCTAGATCTGGAGTGACGGATGTAAGTGCAGGCTTAAACGTTAATTTATCCAATAGGTCTGAAATTCTGGTAGGTGCCTGTGCAGGAGCGCTAATCATTGTCGAAGGGGCCCCAGATTGCAGGTCTCTAATCATGTCGTAATCTAGGATAAACATTTGACCCTTGCTGTCTTGTACAGGTGAGTACCCTGTAGACGACATCTTAGACGGCAATAGGACCAAATATTTACCTAAGCCTGCCTGTTCAAATTTAGCTTTTTGTAACTGATCAGACATGCCTGACGTCCATCCTGCCCACCCACCTGCCGCATTAATATTTGAGTCAGATACTGTCCCGAGCCAGCTTTGAAATCCTTTGGCGTCCATGTCTTTAACTGGAGGGACGATCTTGGACCCGCTATCGAACCATCCGGCATCCTTAGTGGAAACTTTAATTGTTTCTCCGCCCATTACTTCTTGCAATGAGTTTTTCCACCTATCCGAATTGAAAACTTGTGTGAAATCTTTAGCGACTGCCGTCTTTTGAGCATATACTGCTTTTGCCATGTCTACAATGTCTGCCTCAAATGCTGGATTACTGGTAGGGGGCAACGTATCTGACGCTTCGAGTGCTGAGTTTTTATCGAAGACAGGACCTAACTTTAATGTACCCTCTTGCATAAACTGTTTGCCGGCCAGTATCTTAGATGCTAGATCTTGTCTTCCGTCCAGTACTAGGGATCCTATCAAGGCATCTGACCTGTTTCCATTTTTAGCCATTTTGCTGAATAGATCTATGGATTTGCTTCCTAGTCCGCCTACTATGTCTCCGAAAAACTTCGCCTTATCTGATGGGGGCAAGGAATTGGCCTTACTAACTAGTGCATCCAACTCATCGCTAGTAACCCCTACGGCCTTCTGTCCATAATGACTCTGTATGACCGCTAACGTGCCTCTACGTTGAGCCAATTGTCCTCGTATGTCACCGTTGACATCTAAAGGGGCTGGAGCAGGTACCAAGTTTTGGCTTATGGCGAAACTATAAATATCCTTATTTTGAGCTTCTTGCAACTTACCGTCGATTCGGGAATATAATTCGTAGTCACTGGTGAGTTCCCCCTTACTACGCATGGAAGTCAATACAGCATTGCGCTCAATCGACGACAATCCGGAGAATAACGTAACTCTACTGGCCTTATCTTGCAGCTCAGCTATCTTTTGAGAGAACGGAGTGCCCTCTGCAGCATTCTTCATGGTTGCTATTACTTGAGGGTCAGGTACTCCACCTCGTTCGATTAGCTTATCTGTTTCGCTATACAGATCCTTAATGGAATCTATGCGAGCAGACTCGGTAGCTTGACGTAACCTTAACTGATGCTCGTTCGCCCGAACTGCCTCTTCGTGCAGTTGATTTCGTTTATCTTCGTTAAGAGATATCGCATTAGCTTTAAGGACCTCTCCGTCACTATTTGGCGAGAGTGCTTCTGACATTACTGTAGGGTCTGACTGGATCATTCTGCGGGTACGATTCTCCGATACCCATTGATTAAAAGCTTCTTTACGTTTCTCTGCTACAGCGAAAGTCATGGCCCCGTTAGCTACCAAGCTGTCTAGCTGTCTTGAGTATTCTTGAGTGCCTCCTACTGCATCTATTATAGATCCGGTAGAGGCATAGTTCCCTAACGTTTTAAACGAGGCATCTGCCTGGGAATTAACGTAATCTTCTTGTTGCTTACGTGCCTGCGAGAGCGCTTCCACTTGGGTGTTAGCCATAAGGCCCCCAAAGGATTCCTTGAACTTAGCAGCTACTGTAGGAGACCGTAATGTTCCACTTATATCTGATGAGATGTTATTCCCGATATTAACTATATCGTCATGCATACGATCAAATGACGGGTTACCCTCTTCGTCTATTTGCTGATTGTATCTTTCCTGTTTACGTTGAGCTAGCTGTACAATAGCTTTATTCATAGCTTCAGAGTACTGAGCTGTATCTGTGGCCGCTTTAGCTTCATTGAAGTACTGCTGACTCATCGCACCGATATTCTGCGCGTTAGCTGCTAATAATTCTCCACCGGACTGTACAGATCTTCCTAACTGTGCGGCAGAGTCGAATGCTGACGACGAAGCCCCTACTCCAATGTTACTTTGAAGAGGGGACGATTGAGGTATCGGAGGTAGTATGATGGCCATATTATACTTTATAGAAACGCAAAGGTTGCTAAATTAGCAATATTAGATATATCTTGTCTGTTGGCTGCCTGGTCTTGTTGATATTTTGCAAGTTTACCTTGATAGTCCGCATTGTTCGCTTGGTTAATGCTAGCAGTTTTTGCTATCTCGCCTTGAAATAGAACTCCCTGTTGTTGCACAGCAGTAGCAAGTTTCATGCTAGTAGCTTGCTGAGAATACGAGTTTAATGTGGAATTCGCTATTGCTAGATACGATTTGGAGCTACTAGAGAACCCTGAGGCTCCCATTTGGGCCCTTTGGGTGCTCGACATTTGCTCTTGCATCTGACCTAACTGTCCTAACTGTTGAGCTAAATTTGCAGAAAGGATCTGAGAATTATATTTAGCTAGCTCCATAGCAGAATCCCCAGCCTGTCTGTAAGCTGTGGCGGCTTGGGCGCCCCCTTGGGCAGCTACGTCTCCTGCTTGACGCAGATCTGAAGATGCTAGGAGCCCTCCGAAGATTCCCCCTAATTGCCCTAACGAACTAGTGAAATCTGAAGAGAGCCCTAAAGCGCTCCCTGCGGCTTGCCCTAAAGAACTATACGGCGATTGGTTTGCCATGAGTATTCCTACGTGCTTTAATCGGGAAACGTTATTGCTACTATGTAGCTATCCGTTCCATCTGGGTTAACTCTTCTAAGTCTACCTTCTTTTCTAAAATGAAAATATGAAGCAAACTTTAAATTTTCTTTATATCTAGCATCTATTAATGTTTCGATTCTTCTTAGATGGTGCTCAGAAGCCACATAGTTTAAGAAATCACATACTTGTTTCACAAAAAATATGGGGGCAGACGTTACGTGCGTTGTGACATTTGCCCAAAGTGAACCTACTCCTGTACTTGATAGGATGATGCCTCCGCAACATATCAGCTTTTCTTTATATATGACAGCATGTGATGGCCCCATTGTAGTATACATTACACTTAAGTCCACTAACTCTTTTTTAGGGAGAGTGTGCAGATAGGGCTTACCTTCGTCATATGAAGTATTTAAGAGTTCTCTTGTTACAGGCACCATATCCATCTTGCATTCTCTCCTATTAAGTTAGCTATTTGACACCGCCTTCTATGGAACCAAATATGCCAATTAAATTGAGTGGGTAAGGTCGGTTAGTTGCAATGTTTAACTGGCCAGTATTTCCCCATACTGTAGGGCCGTACTCTAAGTTACCTGTGTATAACGGTACTGCATTATCCATGGCGTCATTGGTGTTTCTAGCTGGCAAGTACTGCCCGTTTAAATTAGGTACTGTAGATTGATACACTTTAAGTACCGGCCTTGGCCACCTTGACCGTTGAGAGTACATGGTAGTGCCTTGTCCGCTATTAAATTCTGCTGGGAGGGTAGTGATAGAAGTATTATAGGGGAGACCTACTGTAACTTCTGCTGAGGGGAACTGCAGGGTAATTGAACCTGAAGAGACTGTACAGTCCGGATGCGTGGCCCCGTCGCACTTTACCTGTACAGTCTTGCCCTCTAGGTGAGCTAGTCCGGATATGGTGAGTACCCTTTTGTGGACTTCTCCAGACGAAGTATACACATTATATAACGTCGTGTCAACCCCCGATAGCTGAAAAGTATTAGTGGTAACCCCGGCTACTGTAAAGATCATATCATTTACTTCCGTCATTCCCTCAACATTCTTAATTAATACCGTATCGCCATTGGATAATCCATGGGCTGCGCTAGTAACTACTCCGGGATTCGCATTAGTTATATTGGTTATCGTCAACGGGAGACTATAATAGCTGCAACTATCTGAGAAGATATCTATAGGAAGTGAGCCGTCTCCGTGACTAAATATTTCTACAAATCTTTTGTAAGTGCCGTTAATATTCCGTCTGACTACGATATACACGTCGTCAACTCCACCATTTTGTACGGAGGCTACATTCTCTATAGTTCCATCAGTTGTTATCAGTGACGTACCTAGTACCTGAGGGGACCTCATGTATGTAGTAGCTGCCATGTCTCCAGTTGATAGCACCGAATATATAATCGGATATGGGTTTTGGACGTATCCTAATTGAGTGACCCCTGCTGAAAAGATATGTTCAGATATTAATGATATATCTTCTGCATTATACGAGTCGACCCCGTAGTCGTATAGGAGTGTCCTGAGTTTCGTTAATGATTTCTGAATAAACACCACTTCGTTAGGTAGCTGAATAGGCTGATGGGGGTTGGCCCCATGCGGTGTCCTACTGCGCTGTAATGCTGTAGAGGGCGTTATGGGGGAGTTCTGTCCAGATGACACTGAGACCTCAATCGAGTCCCCTCCAATAATTAATTCCCTGTTAGCTGCCATCCAGGATATACCTGCTCCCGAGTTAAGATCGAACTCTAGTGCGTCTGCATCTTTGCTCCCTACTCCGAAATCTGAGGGGTCCCCTGATGCGCTTCCCCAAATAGTTACCGGTTGGGCTCCTGTGCCGCCTAAAAATAGGCGCTGTTCGAAGAAAGAGATAGCTGTAGGATATCCTCGTGATCCTCCCCACGTAGGAAGTTCAAATGTAAATACAGTGGCCGCTGTGCTGGTGGACAGAGATTTCTGAACTTCTGCTTGGGCTACCGTGGAACTAGTGACAGTAATTATTTTAGCTACCCCGTCGTTCATTAAGACATAGGTTCCCACGTCAGTAGACCTAAAAGCTGCTGCTGCGGCTGTTAAGGATATTATGGAGCCTAAAGCGGTGCCAGAAGGAGTTAGAGTAGTAAGAGGGGACAGATCTAATTTCCAGTTTCCTGATGTAATCGCCGAGGTACTTGGAAAGTTCTCCACAATGCTAACTGTGCAGGATGTGCTAGACCCTACTGCAGTGATAGCTCCTCTACCTGATCCAGAAAGATTAACAATTTGGCGACCCACGTCGCTTGCTAATAAGGTAGCTGCCGAGAACGTAAACGTTATACCTGTACCGGATGTGGCTCCGGGAGTAACACTAGATGCCCAGTTTATTAGGCCTGACTCGTATGTTGGCTCTGGGTGCAGCCTGAGTGCAGATATGCTCCATACTCCTGCTGCGCTACGAGTGAGCACTTGTGGGGTATGAGACGGGTGGGATATGTATAAGTCTAGACCGAACTGGGCTACTTGCATATCTTGAGCCTCTACGGCTGTAAAAGGTGTGACTAGTTCTAGCGGGACACCTCCTGACAGCACTTGCCCACGTTGTGTATAGAACCTGGCGTAGGTTTCCCCAAATTCTATGATGTATGAATAATTAGAGGTTAATCTGTATCGAATCAACCTAGCTCTATATGACGAATTCTTGACTTCGGCAATAAATTCCGTTCCAGTTCTACGGGACAGTGGCCCATGTGGGAGGATTATACAGTTAAGCGCTTCTAGTACTGAGCTCTTGTATACGTCCTCTTCAGTCCTACCCTGTAGCAGTGGGGACACTTCCCCACGCGTGAAGTTGCTCTGACCGATTGTTGTTTTCATTAGCGTCTCGCGGTGATGAGCGGATTATCTTCGAAGGTTTCGGACGTGCCTTGTTTACCGTCTACCCCAAGGCCGTGAATAAGTGTTTGGCGATATTTATCTTCTGCTGCCTGTACTATTGAGGTCTGGCCAGAGATTACATATGCCAATTCCATTCTTAATCGAGCTACTACAGTGGCTTTAAGCATCTGATCATATGCAGAGGGGTCTGCAGGGCGACCTATGTATCGTAACTCTATAGGAGACTCGTTAGATAGAATCTTGCGACCTTCTACCTTATATACTCCAGTATGATTGTATAGATTAAGTACCCTAAGACAGTATGGGTCTTCTGGTAATTGAAATTGATAAGAGAACTCGAAACTTGGAGTTGTAGTTGTAGGGGCTAATTGGGCTCTAAATACACAAGATGTCCACGGCCCAAGAGCTATGACCTCATCGGATATGTCGTCGAATAGCGTGTTACATAGTGTGGCCTCTTCCGTGCCGTCATCTAAGCTGATGATACGATGCGCTCCGATCTGAGTTAGTGCTAGGTTGCACATTTGAGTTTTAGAGGTCATCGGTATCCCGTTAGCAGTGAATAATTAATAAATGGAGAGCCGCTAAGCCCTCCCTTACTGGTAATGCTATTATGCCCCTACGATTCCTGCTATTGCTGTTACGGTACCGGCTGCGGTTACGGCTGCTGGGAAGGATACACCAAGGTTGAACTCAGGGTAACTGGGTTTAGCTGACAATCCAGCAAGTTCCCAAGCTTTCTTGTTAATTGTGTCAATATTCTTAACAGAGAACCTAACTTCTGTGATAGCTGTGGCGGCAGTAGCTACGTCTAAAGCTGAAACGAACGCTGCTGCTGATATGGCAGTAAATGTGGAGCCCATTCCGCCACCGTCACGAGCATACAGACCTACCGACATAGTGGTACTGGTGCCCAAATCGTCAACTGCGATTTTCAGACTAGAAACGATAGCGTCTACTGGAATCCGAATATCGAGAATAGCTGTATCGGCTGCAGATCCGGCGGATACTTCCATTGTATCACAAATGACTCTATGTTCCCCGAGAGCTTCTGGGTTGTTGACTACTCGTGGGTTTGCGGTCGCGTTAGTTACTCTTGTGCTAATTTCTTGTGCCATGATATTTCCTTAAGGGATGTCTATAGAACTACCGAGAAGATCTCGGCAGTTATTTTTAAATTTAATTAAACTGTGCAGATTAGGCGTACAATCTTGGCTTCGTCCATACGAACTGCCCCGATGTCCATCATTGCGTATATTTGGACAGGGAAGCCTTGCTTGTCTTCACGAACCGTAAGTTTAACACTAGCTTCGTTCCAGATACCTAATTTGATAGCTGATTTTGCCATCACATAAACGTATTGGTTAGAAGAAACTAAGTTAGCTGCATCCTTTAATGGCTCGTACTTGATAAACTTAAGACCGCGGTAGTTGCCTAAGGATTCAAACAAGCCTGGGATTTTCAAACTGTTGTCGCCCAACATATCTCTGCGGAGTTCGCCTAAGGATTCCAAACGAGTAACTAATTTGGTCAACTGTAAACTGGTCCCAATAACAAAAATGTCTTCGTCGGCTGCGCTAACATAGTTACCTTCAAGAATATTAATAGCGGCTGACAATTTACCTTCGTGTAACCCTGTGTTACCTGAGAGGGTAGAGGCTGCAAAGGTGTTATCGTCAACAGCGATAGTGTTCCCACTCGTAAACGATACGGTGCCTGCTACACCTGCTACTTCTCTTGAGGCTGCGCTACCGAAAGCACTAAAGATTAATGCGTCTTTTTTACGGCCCATCCCCATAACTACAGCTTTAACTATGTCGGAGGTTGGGTTGGACCCTCTAACTAGATCTGTATGGTCAACAAACTTAGCATCGCTAATAGTACGGGGAGTTATAAAACGACGCTCAAAGCTGGCCATATCGGGGACGATATCTGCAAATCTGGAAGTAACTTCTGCAGCCGTATCGCTTGCGCCAATGCGGTTAATATAGGTCCTTTCTCCCATAGCTGGCTCAATAGATACGCAACCTTCGAGCACGCTACCTTGCTGTTGAAGTTCGTGGAGGATAAGGTCAGAATATTTACGTTGATAGAGGTCAATTGGGTTACCGGTCAATGCCATGATGTTTTCTCTTTAAAGTTAAGATTAAATTAGCCTACGCACCAGAAGCTGAAGAGCTTCTATATAGCCGGGGCCAAGGTTTCAGCCCAAAAGGCGGTTAAGTACTGGGCAAATTTGGCAGGATTAGACCGGTGGCCGTCCTTAATATGCCTAGATCGCGGCACGGGTCCGAAGATTTACCGTAACAATCTGGGCTTAGCCCCATGAGGCCCTAACTCATAGTGCTAAATTTGGCGCTTGACAGTAACTATGTAGTTACTGTACAGTATACTGTATAGATTTACTGGGAGGTTTCGGGAAAGAACGACCCGAGTTTACAGCTAATTCTCGGGCCTGTCAAGTATCCTTACAATATTTATTGTATTTTATGACCCGTATGCCTTTTTATATAGCTTATCCATCTCTGCTACAGCTTGTCTATGCCCCGGCAAGCGTTCGTTCCAGTATGGATGGTCCCTTCCGGACGACTGTATTTCAGCTATTTTGGCCAGTGCAGATTCTTTTTCACCCTGGAAGCTACCTTTAACGTTACTGTCTATTGACCTGCCCTCACCCATTCTAGACCCCAGCTCGGCAAAGAGTGCCAATATAGCGGGGTTATTAGACGTATGGGGGTCGCTAGTTAGCTTCTCCATTTCTTTAGGGAACTTTTCATGATACGCTTTTAGCGCCACGTTAGCTGCTGATAAGTTATCGTCAAAGTTGCTGCCCCATTCTTTTTTCAGAGTCTGGTAAGCTTCGTCTTTGGCTACCTGAGACTGCTCTACAAATCTCTCCATAATACCGTTGTAAACGCCCAGAACGGCCTGCACTTGATTTTGATTCAATCCTGCACCATGGGCAGCCTGAAGTAAATTAGCGATCTCTGGGGACTCTATGGTCTCTCCAGTAGCCAATTCTACTTTATATGCACTGGGGGACTCGGGCCTACCTAGTCTCGTGTACAGATCTTCTAATCCTTTAGTGTCACCCTCTTCTGGTAACTTTACAATGCCTTGCACGTTTCCTAATTTTTCATAGAAGGCAGCTTTCTCTTCTGGTGAAGCAGATTCCCCCGGTATCCTAATACTACTGGTGACTACTTTCTCGGCAGATAAGTAGCTTTTAGCCAGCCCGCCAATATCCTTGAATTTAGACAGGCCCTTCTCGTTGCGCAAATCATCTGGCAATCCAGACATCCAAGATGGAGGAGCGGCTGCTGCGTTACCTAGTAACGATCCAGATACGGTTTCGCTTCCGGTAACTGGCGCAGCACTTACAGGTGCGTCAGAGATTGCGGGAGATGTTTCACCTACGCTGGTTATTTCGCTCATCAGTAGCTCCAATAGTTATATAGGATTGTTAATAATTTCGAACAAGGACCCTACAAGTTCTGATTTTCCTAACTTATAATAGGTCATATATGGATCTTTACCGATACATGTGTGTTGCATATTTAATTCTTTTAGTGCATCTAACACTTCTTTACCGTCTACTGTCTTGTATAAGCGACAAAGTGCCCGTTTGAATTGGTCAACTTTGGAGTTATGTGAGTTAAGTACGTTCATTGAGGGGATGACCTTTGCATTTTAGCTTGCATGTCTGCCAATTTTACGCCACTCTCGAGTTGTTGAGCTTGCTGTGCCTGCTGAGCTCGATCTTGTCTCATTTTAGCAACATCTGAGTCTGGTCTGATGATAGATTCTGGTACTCCAGAGACTCTCCCTAGCATTAATGCTGCCTTATCACCATCTATGTTGTCCGCTATCGAGGGACCTAACAGTTGAGCAGCGGCCGCTAATTGCTGTACCCATCCTTGGATCGCCGTCCCATCTCTTAATTTTTGAGTTCTTACCAGTTGACTAACGAAATCCACTTTAATGTCTATACCCATTACCTTAAGAATATCTGGTACTGGAGGAAACTCCCCAGCTCTCAGTAACATGCTAAAGGATCTTAGTAACATCGGTGTTAAGAATTCATTGTTTAGCCTGCCTGCAGTAGGGCCTAGTACTTTATGAGCCTGCTCCATCCTTCTAGATACCTCATATGCACTCATCTCACCCGTCTCAGTTCTAGCAGGTAAGTAGAGTTTATCTAGATAGAAGATCTTTTGAATCGTTTCGGAGAATCTTTGGTGAGCATAATCGATTTGGCTGAAGTCTTTACCCGATCTTAACGGTTTTATAGAGTCCACACTGTCTACAACGTTCAGCATATTAGGACGAAGGTCCAGTTGAGCAAACGAGTTCTGCTTATCTACTAGCCAAGTCGTGTTAACAGCTTCATAGAATGCTTGTAAGGATAGTCCTACAAATCTGTTAAGCGTCTTTATCTCGGGCTCAGCAATATGGCCAGGTCCGCGACCTGTTACTTCCCCGGGCATCGTGTCCCATCTAGTTACAAATATGGGGAACTCGTTATATCCGTCTTCTCTGACAATCTTCTTAGCAGATACCTCGATATACAGTGACTCAAAAGGCATCTTCTGAGCGTCTAGGAGGCCCGTAGGCGAGCTTTCTGTGCCAGGTAATACCCTAGGGTATATGCAGTGAATAAAGTCGTGCTGCTCGTCTAATTTATTAGCAGCTATCTGAGACCTAATCTTATCAGATACTACATCTAGACCGAATCGTTCTACTGCCTGCTTAGCGGTTAACTTTAACTTTCTAAATACAGTATCCACCATGCCGTCCATATTCTCTGCCCAGACTATTTCAGCTAAATGGATAGACTTGAATACGAACCCCCCAAAACTACCATTAATGGTCGGCTTCTTTTGTTCCTGCAGCATGATCATATTCCCTAACGCAGGGAACATAGTATAATTTTTAGAGGCTTCGGAGTCCAAATTAGACTCACTCAAGTGGTGATGTAGCTTAAAAGTAGCTTCTTCCAGCCACCGTATAGCATCGTTATCGTTATTTAATTCTTCTGATACGAACCTGAAAGACGGGCGCTCAGTCGGGTCGGCAAAATCCCGGATAAATGCAGCTAAATCGCGGTTAGCTATGACGGCCTCTGCAGTATACACCCCGTCCATGGTAGATGCCCCTGGCGAAGTATTCTCTACACTGGCAAAAGTAACTAGTTGGTTAGGTAGAACGTACTTACAAATGTCTTGCCACCTGGCTTCCGCAGTGGTACGCTCTGTAGATTGGAATAGAGATGAGGATCTTTTTATCAGATCTGCAGCTTTGTTCTCAACAGTTGAGTCATTTTTAGACATTTTATAGCCCTGTTAAGGTAGACGATTTAGCGCTAGGGGCTTGCATTCCTAGTATCGATGCAGGTCTCCTAGATTGTTTACGTCTTGCGTCTAACGATGCTTGGAGTCCTTGTTGAACGTCTGATGCAGCAAGGGGGGATTGATTAGCTATATTGCTAGATGAAACTAGATCTGACAGAGGGGCCGGTTTAGCTGACGCAGTAGCTTGGCTTGCAGGTGTCGCATTAGATTGCAATATATCAGCAGATGGTAAGTTACCTGCTGGTGTCGCTGGAGTAACCTGATTGTCCGCTGAGGTACCGGGTCTTATTAGGTTAGGCAAATCGCTTCCCCAACCGCCTCGCTGTGCCGCCCCTACATAATCTTGTAATTGCTTGGAAGATGCGTTCTCCCAAGTTTTGGTCGCATCATTGAATAACTGCCCAGACATATCAGGAGCTGCCCCTGAAGATAGTTGAGTATAAAATGCAGATCTAGCATTAGCGTTAATGCTCCCTGTTCTAGCTATGTTTCCCATTATTAGCGCCTAATTAGATATTATGTCGGAAGGGGATCGGTTACCTAAGTTTACCAAAGATTGATCTGCAGTCTGAGCCTTCAATCTTCTAAGCCGTAGAACCCTATCTTGCTCGTTCTGAGCCGCCGCTGCTTGATCTGCAGCTTGCTTAGCCGCAGCAGCCTGTGCTTCTGCAGATAATGTAGGAGTCACTGGAGCAGGTGCCGGAGGAGGGGCTTGCGGTAAATCCTGCCCGCCTCCAAATACGTTACCCACTACGCCAGTTAGTGCTCTAACTATTCCACCCATCTGAACCTCTTATATAAGTTTGTAAGATCGTACAATCGGTTTAGGCATCTTAGCCCAGTCACCTGAAGTGAGCTGATTACAGTCCTTGCCTAAGTATATGTTGAGAAACGCATCAGCAGCGTGAGAGTTCTCGTCGTGTGTCGGGTCTATTGAGAAAGTATTTTGTTTTGCGTTGAACTTGCGCTTATACAGCTCTAAGCGTCTCAGTCCAGTCTTCGTGGTAGTTTCGTTGAAGTGAAATGCATTAAACATGCTGCGAAGACCGTTAATTGCGTGTATCTTTCTACTAGGCTTATTACACAGGACAGAACTACCCATCCTCTTAAGTTTGTCTTCACTGAGCAGTATATCAAACATTTGCTGAGTTGTCAATACTTTATCGATTCCATAATTACGTTTATTTCCATCATGTGGTAAAAAATGATACCTGTATCTATACCCTTTACTTACTAGCATGTCGTAATATCCCCTAAGGGTCTTTCCCGCATCTTCATAGTAATCTATGACGTTATACCTCGATCCGTCCCTTTGTACAAACCATACTGTGGTGTCATCACCTATCCCTAGGTCCCAATAAGTGTCTACAGGCTGAGAATCGTCATGGTCGTAATGCCCAATACGGCGCTCATTTCTGGCTTTCTGAATAACGTCACCGAAGTACGAACCGGAGGCCTTCACCGTAAACTTGCAATAATATTCCTGATCAGCCTTATCTCTAGTGGTCTCGCCAGAATCTACTAATTTATCTACTTCTTCCTTGCTGACAATTCCAGTATCGTCAACTGTAATCTTGTCGACAACCCAATCCGGGTTACCCATGACCCTTCCTATCATATCATAAAAGTGGTTAGGGCCGTCTGGAGTACTGTTTATGATTGCCCAGCCCCCGTTAGCTTTCAGCATTGGTTGAATAATGTTAGGCCAAATAGTGGCACTATGCCAGGCGTACTCGGACATGACCACCCCAAGCGGGTTCGGGCCCCGAAGCCTGTCTGGCTCTAATGCGCCAACTATGCTAATCAGGGAACCGTTCTTAAGACGCATCTCCATCCGCTGATCATTAGTCTTCTCGACAAATTCTTTAGGTATCAAGTCTTTTAATTCTCGACCCTCATTGTCCATCCCCTGCCAAAGCACTTTGCGACCCAGCTCGGCAGTTGGAAAGATGTAAAAGTATAATCCGGGCCGCATGGCAGCTTTGCGAATCAAATGCACCCAGCTAACCACGTCCTTTCCCGCCCGTCTATGCCAAAGCAGAATAGCGTACTTCGACCCCGTCTCTTCTAATTTCTTCAATAATGCCAGTTGATGGGGCCTCGGAGTAAATTTGTGCGGGATCTCAAGTGCCATAATTTTAAATCCTATAAATTTGAGTTCTATTTGAACAGCATAAGGGCTCGTTTTGAGTATATTTCCGTGCAGTTCCAGCAAATTCGCCTTACTAAAATGAACTAATATGGGCTCTTTGCTGTCCCTAAATACCACTATACTATCTTACAAAAGCTGTCAAGATATATTAATAGAACACCGCCCAGCGGCCTCCTAACGCTCTTAAGCTTACTCCCCGGACACCCTCCAGTTCCCACTTTTTAGCCCTTTTTAGGCCTTTCTGGGTCGCTTTCCAGTACCCACCTCCGTCCCCTCAGGATTGGATTTTAGTTACAAAACCCCGCTGTACCGGTCTGGATATCCCCTGGGTCCTTACTGGATATGGCTTTTAGGTTTTGAACCTAGCTGCACGGTACTACTGTGAAGATTCTGACCAGTATCTGTGCAGTTTCTTTAACTATCTAGCTCTCTGCAGCTCCCTATAGGGTGTCCGCGCCTTAAACGCGCTGTGAAGTAGGCTGTCCAGCTACTGATAAGTATTCTTTTGGGTTGCTTCGCAGCATCTATCCAGCGAGTGCCCTATCGTGGGAGGGCGCGCTGTTCTATATCGCCATCTCTAAAGTTTCGGACCAGTAGGAAATTCTTCCGAGCCTTTACTGGTAAGGGTCTCAAGAGATGCTCAACACTAACTTGAAGGTGCTCCGATAACTTAGCTATTGAGGGACCTGAAGGGATTGCTGTGCCGTCCTCATACTTCTTAAGATACTCTTTGGGCAGTTCCATTAAGTCTGATAATGTAGTGAGCGACATGTTGATAGACTGTCTAGCTTTACTGATGCGATACGAAATCATTGGAGATGCCTTTCTGTGTACTGAGGTGTTACGGGATAGAATATGTTAGGGTTTCGGAACAGGATCACTATAAGATGTGACAGATATCTCTATAGGCCCTTTAGACTGCTCAGATCGAGCTGAGACGCTCTTTTGTGGAGCAGTAGGGGTAGGCCTATGCTTATTCAAAAGCACCTTTAAAACGTCCACCTGAAGCCTTCTACGTTGAAGCTCTGCAGTTAGCTGTAATTTGTCGTCAAAGAGTGGCATTGGAGCAGAAGCTATGGAGTACAGTTCGTCACTCCACAGAGCTGAGCGGGAGTCATAAGCGAGCTCGTATTCTTCTTTGAAGTCTGGATGGTTACGTCTCCAACCCAGAACAGTATAAGGTTGAAGCTCGATTCCGTGGCGCTCTGATACAATTGTGCAGAGCTGAGAAAGGGTGTTGCCCTGTTCCATGAGGTCAACTACTAGAGCTGCTAGGCGCTTCGAATACTTGAGGCGAGTATGTTTCATTCCAAGCTTGCCTGCCATGTTGAGCTCCTAATGGAATATAAATGAGAAGATTAACTGTGTAGTCAGGTGCATATTGTAGCATATTGGTAGCATTTTGGCAAGCTGAGAGGTACTATAGGGGTACATCGATGGCTTTTAGCAAGTTGGGCATTACTTTAAAGATACTATAACGGATTTTGGCAAGTTAGAGAGTACTTTAGAGAGCATATCTGCAAGTTGGGCAGCACTGCTGCATTAATATTGTAAAAAGTTCTTGACAGAATTAATTTTGAGTGTTAGACTTCGGTCGTCTTCACCGAAAGCTCCAAAGTAATACTATACAGTATACTGCGCAGTAGCTACGAAGTAACTGTACAGCTCCTCGAACGAAGATATGGGCTCGTACAGCTTTCTCGGCCGCCTTTGCGCATACAACTGTATATATCTTGTCAGTGTGTACGCTAATGAACTTTATAGCGGCATTTTCTTCCATTTTGTCACCATTTAGCCTAATATTATGCCTACAATTAAAGACATCACCCCATCGCAACGCAAAGCTTTGATAGATTTACTGTCAGAAGACATGGAACTCGATTTTGATCCCGAAAATATCCAGATAGAACTCTGGAATGACGGCGGCGACGTCCATAAAATACTCTCTAGATGGAGAGACGACCACTTGGAAGACACTCCTCTGTAAGACTCAATAATTAATGTCCGGGCGGCACCAAAGCACTACGCAGACTGGTGCGCCCTTCACAGTTTCGGCGCAACCCTTTAGATTTAGACTGAATATCTTTTAAAACATGGCCTCGGCAATTTAGTATACTCTTCAGTATCTCTATTGACAACAAGACTTACTTCCGTTATAATAGTTTCATGTCGCTTCAATTCTATCCCATAAGCCCGACCTCTCGGCGCTCTTTGGTCTCCCGACCAGCCAACTATTGAGTATCGTATGAGGAACTGTATATCCGTAATGAGCTACGGACGTATAGTTAACTTTACCGAACCTCCATCATATCTCCTCAAGGCTGCCTCTCCTCAGCCGACCGAAAGGCGCCCCTTCTGGGGCGTTTTT